TGTGTTGTCGATAATAGATTGGTTAGGTAGGTTGATAAGTTAACATAGATACTGTTATTGATAGTAATTAGAGTATAACCATCAACCTGTGTTGGTAATGGTTTGATTTCCGTACCATTTACCGAAACAATAATATCTGGTGATTGTGTAAGTGTTTGAGGATATCCATATGGTGTAACACTTAGCTTGAATTGATATTCAGTTCCGTATCCTACTACATATTGATCAATAACTCTTTGCTTACTAACTTCAACACAATTGCAAGGAGGTATCGGGGTAATATCTGGACAATCACAGAGGTCATATAGATTCCAGTTGTTATATAAAACTGGATCATTGGTTTTCTTATAATAGTAATATCCGTCAATGTTAGTAACCTTGTTATAGGTATATCTATCCGTAATTAGATTATTTTGAAAAATAATATCAGTAGCTTGACCTAAAGAGGTATAGATTATTGGGAACCCCAATACCGGATCAACGGTTGCACCGGGTTCAGTATTGACCTTGTAGGAGAAGATTTTACTACCCTCAAAGTTACTGTTAGGGTATGTTGCAGAATCATCTAATTCAACACCATTATGGTCATACAATTGAAATAGCGGTGGTTGATTTACAGAGACCTTATCGTTGAATGCTTCTTGCCACTTACCAGCAGAATAGTACCAAGTCTGACCCCTAAGAGCTCCATCGTAAGGTGCATTACTGTCTATAAAAACAATATCACCCTCGGCAACAGGTGTTAGGTAAGATGTTTTGGGATAGAAGAATACAGAGCCATCTAATAATACATTTGCAACAAATATATATTGATTGATAGTGGCTGGGAATCCAGCGTCCCATGCATTGGTATCCCACATGAATACGTCCCATGGCTCAAAATCAGAAATAAATGGAGTTGTGTCGTTGAAGAAGCAAACAAGATCGCCATTGCTGATACTTATACCGTATGTACTATTCAATGTAGAAACCTGCTGATTCTGCATGTCAGTCAGCAATAATGGGAACCCGAATTGATTATCTCTAAATCCATATTGGATTTCATCTTTATATTGCGTACCGGATTTATATAGATTCAGGTCAGCAATAAATTGAATAATAGGTCTTAGTGCTCTTGTTGCATTAGCCGGGAAAGAAGTTCCTGTTACTTGAATAACTTTATTGATTGTATCAATATGGAACCATTTATTTGTTCTTGACCAAGCATTTCTATCTATTGATCCTCGCTCAATGGTAATATAGTCACCATTTTGTGGCTGAGTTTGCACTTCCCAGGTATTGCCATCCCATTTTGAATTTTGTATTACTCTACCTGTCGAGAGTGAAATAGATCCCGACCATGGTAGAAATTCAAAGACGGTACCAGCCGTATAATCGGGGAATTTTGGAACAAGCTGAATGCCAGTGCAGCCTCCCATATTTTCTACGGTATGTGCAGTCGAATATAGTGGATCGTCTATAAGAATAATAGACATACCTGTGGACAATGTTAGTCCAGCAGGAGTAGCAGTTATTGGTGTAGTGTAAGATGCCTTTCCTATAATATCGGTTGCCAAAACACCTGTAATTGTAATTGTAGCCAATCCTTGTTCAACCCAATAATAATTCTGATAGTTAATAAACATATCATAATCAATTGGTGGGGCAAAGCTATAATATTCTGATTCAAATAATCTATCTTGGTTGAGAGTATTGCCGCCATAATAGTTAATTCTGTCTAATAGGTCTTCGTAGAAGAATATATTAGATTTGGTTGTATCTTCGTTTCTTGCATAGGCAGTCGCTTCTAATTGCCACCATGTTCTATTCTTAGATGGTTCGGGCAAATAGAAATCATTTATTGGATTGTAACTACCGGGGTTGCGGCGTCCAAGATAACCAGCTAAGTAGTCACTATCTTTCTTTGAAAATACTTGATCAAATGTAGCATCAAAGAATTTCTTTTCAGTTACAGTTTGAAATACCGCTGGTAATTTTTGGATATACTGAGTCATTATTAATTTCCGATATGGGAAAGTTATTATCTATTCACATATTTATCACGGAAATTATATACCGCTTAAACTCTTACACACGCAGATTTTGGTCAGTTAAATTCGCCACAATTTGAACATTATTGACAGTTGCTGTTGACAAGAATAGCTGAGTAGGACTTGCAACGATTTCAAATAGATTACCGAACTGAGAGTTAGCATTATTTGGTACAATAACAACCGAGCTAATAATTCTAGTTAGCTGTTGGTGAATAAATGCAGCTAATTCTGTATAGAAGAATTTTTCACCAAAGTCCCAATTTCTGATGTCGAAGTAGGCATCAATTGCTTGAATTACTTTTGTCTTTACTTCGTTGTCGCTAATGCTTGTTGATGGTGCTTTGACGACCTTGAATGTTGCCTGCAACTCTGATTCCGCTTGCGGACCAAACAATATCTTGAATTCACCAGAGTTCCAAACCATATTGTCACTCAACATCTTATATTGGTCGAGATCTTGGAATTGAATTCTTAGTTCTTCAGTGGTAGGAGGCGCTGGTTGTGTCAATAGAGTGCCGTTACTATTCTTCCAGATAATCATATCTCTATAATAGCTATCGGTTACAACAATCATATCGATGATATTTGTAGCAGACGGATCAACTCGCTGATCGATTGGTGCGTAATGACTCCACTTGAAGTATAATGGTAATCTATTTTCTTTACTTACTGTGGTATTCTGTGTAAACACTTTTCCATTCTTGTCGAAATGATATTTGTCCACCGCAGCGGTCACAATTTTTCCTGTAGGATAATAGGTGGTATTGAGTGTGGTATCAAATGCCAATGCATAATAGACGCCATATCCCGGCGGACTGATAGATGAAATTAGGAAAGATTTATTTACAAAATAAGTTGTTACAATATCTGTCTTATCTAATACGCTGGCAGTTCCTGCTAACCAAGGGAATGTTGTGACATCATTATTGAAAAATGCTGATACCTGATTAGCGATTGAAATTGTGCCAGGTGTTACAGAATCAAATAATATTTGTGATGTATTATTGATGAATACTAAATCTGCTTGATCTAGTTGCACGAAATTTAGTCCTAATACTGAACCTGGATCTAAAATCTGTGGTGCAGTTAGAAGTTGGTCAGCAATAAAAGGTGGTGCATATAATACATTATCTCCCGGATTCAATACAGGGAAATATACATAAAGCGTTCCAGCAGAATTTGCTAGTTCTGTACCCCAATTTGCGACCCAAGGCCTGGTGCTTTGATAGCCAGTAACTTCGTTATTGTAATATTCAAAAACAATTCTATCTTGTGGTGATACAACTCGATCAAATCCCTCGGGGTCATCTGGTATTCCGTCGCCGTTGATATCGATTAGCGAAACTTCGACTTTTGATGAATCTACATAACCATCATCCTGAACAAAGAGTCCGGTAATATTGAATTTTACTTGACTCTTCAAGAATGCATCTTGTGGATTAACAATAGGTTGTGGTGGTAAATTATTATCAATTGTGCTGTTGGTATTAACAAAAGGCATAACTTCAATATTGTCTTGTAATGCTAATCCCGATGAACTATCAATAACCACCTGATTTGGTTCCCAGAAGAATCTTACATCACGATAAGATTCAAATACATATACTCGGCCTCTTGCAGATATATCGTAGGTTGTAATACCTGGTTGGTTATTGCTTGCAATAGAAATATATAGTAATCCGCTATTTGGATATATAGCCCAGTCTGAATAAATTTCTTCTACTGGCACGGTAATAGGAGGTGGATAAACAAATGGCTGATCAATCTGATTTGTTAATCCGGGTGTTGCTGCTGTCGAAACATGCCAAGCACCTTGTTGACCTTCGGAGCTATCTAGTATATCGTAATACATATAGAATGAAATACCATTCTGTATAGCAGTCACAATTTCTGATATTTCTGTAGAAGTTAGATTATTTCTAAAGATAGGATAAACTTTTCTAGCTTGATAACTGGTCTGTTCTTCTAAACTTAATTCTACAGGACCTATGTTGGCATAAGGATTTAGAGGATTCACAATCAATGGTAAACCTGATTGAATAACATTGTTTACCGAAACGGTATTTAGTGTCAATAAATCTGTTGAATTCTTTGCAAATTCTAAGACTGCACCAGATTGAATAAATCCCCAAGGCTCATAAACACTTCCATTGATATTATTTGGATTCAATGTATTGACTAGTGCTTCTGCAGGTGCATTAGGTAGTGTGGTTGCAGTAAAATAACCTGTGTCATTCTTGAATTTCTGTGGACTTGTTTTCCAAAATAAAGGAGATGATGGATCACCTAATGTGGGAACTAGATCTAATAATGATCTACCAGTGTTAGGTGGGTTAACACGAATTGTTGATTCAAATTGTGGAATATAGTCATCATAGAAGAATGTAGAAACTTTACTATTTCTTAATATTTCTTGTATGGTGTTGATTAATATGGTCTCTATGTTGCTAGAGTTTGATGAGTCCTTGATAACTTCTTGCAACACATTTTGATTATCTCTATATAAAGCACCATCCTCACCGAAAATAATCAAATCTCTGTGAAATCCGGTAGGATCATTTAGGTCGATATAACGACTCATGCCACTGTATGTTCGATCAATTGCTTGAATTTTTGCAATTTGATTTCCATAGATTAGAGGAAGCACATTATAGTCGCTTCCATTAACCATACGTGATTGTGTAGAGAATACCTCTGGGGCACGAAGCTTAATTTGCTCGTTTGTTTCTGAAGCGGCAGCATTACCAATTGTCTGTTCTAGATTGAAAACAATTTGGAGAGTATATTGTTGACCATTGAAGCCAATATACGGAATATTGATTTGTAATCCCTGAGCGTCAGTTGGGCGAATGACAAGTGCTTGATTTGCACTTATACGAACCCATGTTCTAAATAAACCTGTTGGTATATTGCCGAAATTGCCATCAGCGAATCTGATGGTAATTGTATCGTTGGCGCCAGAGATAACATCGAAGATATTTCTTTGAGCAAATTGAATACTATTATAGATAATATTTTCACCGGCTAGTGCAGGAACCTTCAACCATTTATTGATAACTGAACCATCTTGTGCAGTTTCTTGAACATAGACATCGTCCTGGTTTATATTCTGTATTTCAATCGGAAGCAATCTATTAGGAACTGGGAATTCAAAATTATTATCAATATTGATTAGGTTACCCTGTTTGAAATATAAGAAGAAACCTGTATTAGATGACGATACGCCTAGGCTATCATTTCTGTAAATAAAATTGAAGGCATTATCTGGGTCGGGGTCTCTTTCAAAAATAGTCTGATTGGTAACAAAATTTGGATTGCAAATATCAATTGGAAATGATTGTCCGTTAATTGTTATAGCTGTCGAATATGCTACATTCAATCTTTTAACATTATTAAGTTGATATAAGTCGGTAGGAATAGATCCAATAACGCCACTCTTCGACGGACGTCCAAAAGGATTCAATGTGCTAAAGGCAGCATTGCAGATTTGTATAAATTGATCAAACCAATCGGGATTATTTGGGTCATTCCAGAAGACACTTTGATTACTAATATCGACACCATTTGCATCGATAAGTGGCTGATCAGTTTGCACTGCTGCAATTTTCATCAATCCGCTTGCAGGAATATTTCTGCGTGGAACATAGTTAACCATCTGTGCAAGACGAATAACGCTTTCTCTACGTTCGGCTGTATCGATAAAGTTTTCGCGACTGTTTAAATCCGTTCTGAATGCAAGACTTGTTCCGAGATATGCAATTAGTTCGATTATTGCAATAAATTCAGAACTCTCAATATAATCATTGAAATCTTCAGGATAATATGCCTGAATATAATTGATTAATGCTTGTTTTAGTGTGTCGTAGTCGTAGGCAGTATAATCAATAAATTGATATGCTTTGAATACCTTTTGATAATCTTCGGCTGCGAATAAATTTGATTGTCTAATACTTTCTGACATTAGAATGATTCCTTATCCTTTAAGGAGAATGTAACAAATAGACTATCTGTAATTGATTCTGGCTGAAATAATAATATCATGGCCACAGTCAATGCCTGGTCTTCCTGATATACATCAATCGAAACTATAGACACTCTTGGATCAGATTGAACTACTCTTGTGGCATCTTGTATGATTGCGTTTTTTGTATATTCGTCAAATGGATCAAACAAATAATCGTAAATTTTTGAGCCAAATGTTGGTAACATTACTCTAGAACCGAGAGGGGTAGCAAACTGATTGTTTATATCTCTTTTTACAAGTTCTATATTGGTTAAAGAGTAAGGTGGATTAGGTTGTCCAACGGTATTGAACCCGACAAAATACGGTGCTCTCGTAATACGTTTTGGTTGAACATATCCTAATTGATTTGCTGGCATAATATTCCCTTTCTGTTATTTATCAAGGGAATTATATATAGTTTTTTTATCCGTAATATTTCTTTAAGCCTGGGTCGTAATGATTTCTATACATGGTCATTACTTTTGTAACAACATCGGGTGCCCTATTACCGGTTCGGCTAAAACTCAGATGATACCATGCTTTTCCACTATTTGAGCTATGTTCAAATATAAATTGATCGTATGCTATATTATCTCGAATCCAGGTTGAATTTTCCCAATATGTATCGTAAGTCCAATCTATAAATTGTATATCTACAGCTTCACCCTTGACATGCTGGCTTATACCGGACGGTGTTGTATTTTGATTTCGTAACCCGGAATTGATTCTCATACCCGAACCGAATTTAGCCAATAATGGCTCACAAATATTAATTGCCACAGCCTTGAGATTACATACTCTTTCTTGTGGGGTAAGTCCCGGAACATCTAATATTTGATTCTTGAATACCGCATTGATTGTAAAATCTCTGACCTTGAAATTTGGACTTAATTGTATATCGTATGTTGAATCATCGACAACCGCAAAAATAGGACATGTCGGGTCGGTTCCTTGATTATCTGGTGGAGGTTTGTCTTTTGTTTCTTGTGCAGGAAGTGGGCTAGGTGTTGGCGGTGTAGTTTGAGACGCAGGAGGAAATTGAACTCCTTTTGTCGAGCTTGAATTATTTCCATTTGCTATATTTTCGTCGTAGCCATCTAGTGTGGGGTCACCCTGGTCGCCACTAATCTTCAATAATTCTTTGGCATTCTCAAAATCATTTGTAGATAGTGTGACGCCTGCAACAACAATGGTGGGTGGAGTGCAACTCATAATTAGGCCGTATTCTTATCGCATCCGTTTGGGTCGATGTTTTGTGTAATCATTGTAACAATATTTGGACCACGTCGACCAACCTGCGTAAACCATTTTGAATCCCTCAGTGCCATTCCTGCGGCGTTATAATCGCCTGCCTTCATAGAGGCAATAAAAGACTTAAATTTAGATAATCTATTTTCACCAAGGTTATAGCAAAGATCCGCACATGCTCGTTTTCTAACATCTGATAGATCTCCCCATACATCTATACCAAGGAGTCGTTGAGCACCACTAATAGATATAGGTGCATCAGTGCTAAACCATGAGGAAACTTGTGATTCATTAATCGGCGATGGAATCGGGTATTGAGATACTTCGTTAGTTCTCAATAAATGCCCAATGCCACCAGTAGGTAAATTGACACTATCCAAATAAGAAACATATTTTACACCTTCGTGTATCTTAAGTTGGCATTGATAAGCAACCATATTAAAGTCTTTTGCGACTGCATTTTCTTCTGCCGGCGGTGGCGGTATTTCTTTATTATTTGCACCGGGGTCTGCATTTACCACCGGAGATGTTGCGGCTTCGTTACCAGCACCACCAGAACCCTCGTAGGTTTTCTGTCCCTCAGTTTTAGTAGGTGTATAGCCAGAAATAGACTTGAATGTAAAGGTTTCATGCTCTGGGCAAGGTTCAAATGTTGGTAATGTAGATACCGTTGTTTGTAATGACTCAGAGTTTCTCTTGAACTTTGATGTAGGATCTTTCCATGTTGCGAGGATATTGATCTTTTCATTTAGTGGTTTAATTTCAGCAAGTTGTGCATTTCCTGCGGATAAGGCACCTTCGGCTACTGTTGGGGTTGCTTCTGGAACAGGAATTGAATCTCCACCTAAATCCACAGGTCCCGAAGCAGTAAGTCCGCCGCCTAACGTTGATAGATCTCCTACATTTAATGGTCCACTAATGTCTGTGGAAAGAGTTGTTACCTTCAAACTACTTGCAGAAATTGCTTTAATATCATCTATAGCATTCAAAGAAATACCAGCAGAAGTACAGATAACAACATCATTTTCGCCCACAACGGAAATTCGTCCATTAGAGCCAACTCGTATGTTGCCTTGTACTGCTAGATCAAATGCTGCATCTGTAGTGATTTTTATGCCTTGTTTAGAGTTATATTCTTGTGTTCCGTTGACAGTTGTGAGGCTGAGTGCATTACAGATGCTTATATT